CTTCGAGCCAAATGGCCCTTATCCCCTTGCGGGATCCCAAGTAGCTGATGAAGCTACAGAAAGCACTCTTAACCTGTGAAGGTTATGGAGTCGGCAGCCATGAGGAAGTAACCCTTGCGGGCACCCTTCCAATCCGAAAGCCACTGATGCTATCCCTTGGGGTGACACCAGCGGCCGGTAGGCCGAGTGTGCAGCTTGCTAGCTGCACGGAAGGTAACCAATGATTCCATGGTAGAACATTGGGCACGGGTTCGTAGGCATAGACCCATCCTTGCTCCCAACCATCCGTAGAGCCATCTTCGAGCACGTAAAACCTCTTTCGAGGTAGCCCATCCTGTGAAGGACCGGCATCGCGTTCGATGAAGCTCACCTTGCGGGTGAGATTTGGAGGGTCTGCCCACGCCCATTTCTCCGGGTCGTCGTGAATAACGACGTCGCCTAGAGATTCAGGGCCGCGGCACCTGCGGATATGACCTGGTATAGGGTCCAAAGCGCGTAACCAAGCAGTCCGCACGACATCCCAACGACGAGGATGACGAGGGTCTGACTTAGCCATGCGCCTAAGCCCATTAGCCAGGCTGATCCAGTGGTGTGGTTCATCTGGTAACTCCTTAAGGAAGTGAGCCCTCACGGGTGTCCCCTCCCAGTAGTCGCCACCACACGATTCCCTGAATGGACCTTCGGCGAAGGTCTTATTCGGATTCGGCGTGAAGCCGAACAACCGCAAACCCGCCACTACGGATTTATAGTGGCAGGTAGGTACTATGAGGTCGTCCCCGTAGCACATAACCGAATCAGGGTCACCCCCTTCATCGTCTATTACGGTTCGCGCGAGAGTAGCGAAGATAATCGTCTCAAGCTCAAACGTAAAGCCATTCCCCATTGAGGAGAATTTTTCCAGTCTGTGCCATTTGCCGAGAACCCTCGTATGAGTCGCGCGTAGGGAAGCGAGCAATTCGTGCCAATCTTCTCGCAAGAGAAGCTGCACGAGGACACGGCAAACCGTGTCGGAAGCATTGCTCATATCAATCGTAGCAAAATCACCATGTATACTGGCAGACCTCGCGGCCTCCCTGTGTGCAAGTTGATCTTCAAGAAGATTGATTCCTATCCGAGAAATACGGTCTTTGAGAACTCTACCAACATCAAGTTGGAAGGTCACATTGATCGAAGCTTCTTTAGCACATCCCCGGAACTTAGTTCCATCCTTAGGGACGGTAAAGAATATATTTCCTCGAACAGTCTTGGGTCTACTCTGCCAAGGTCGCGTCTCCACAAGAGATCGTGACCAAGCTGTTTCATGCCAAAATGGCAATAGACAGTGCGTCGCTGAGTAGATCGTAGGAGTGCTAGACATCTTGTCCGGTGTTGTTTTTAAGAACCCCGTGTCAGCATACGTAGCGCCGCCCGAAAAACGCGGCGTCAGGTGGTCCGGCAGATTTCCCATCAAGTCGACTACATTTTTACGCCAACGACAGATGAAGTCGTAGACGGGCATGTCCCCTTCCTCGATTAAGAGGTGTTGGGGGAGATACCGTCGAAGTCTACCATTGGTACGCGCATTCTCTTTTTCGCAAGAAATAAAGGTTGCGCGAGCTGCCGCCTCACGGTCCAGGGAACTGGGTAGGTCACACTTCCTGAGAAGGTCGGTGATCATACAGTCTCTGAAGTAAACTTCAGAATCCCGATAGTCCTGAGGCCTGCATTTCAGCTGTTGCAGCTGAACCCACTCCCCATGCTTCACCAACAGAAGAACTGTTAGTGCGCGAGGGGTGCGTATGTTGAGAGCTAGGCTCTCAACAATACGAACAACTTGGTTGTCCATATAGCTCCAGTCTTAGAAGATTTCGTTAGATTTCTTCAGGTTGCGGAAAGGGCGTCGCGGATCACGGCTTTGGTAAAAGCCAGACCCATTAGGTTGCTTGCGAAGGCAACTGCGTCATCCTTCTTTGCTTCCGGGTAGTTGCCCGGGACCGAAACGGTCACGTTCATTTCGAATGCGCTACCCACGTTTGTGAGGCCAGTAACGGCATCAGTATACGAGGAAGGCACACGCAATTTGATCGAGACATTTCGGTCCGTGCCACCCGAGGACCGGGCCAGCATGGTCAGAGCGGGGAACACCGATCCGATGGTTCCTTCCTTGAGCTTCCACGTAGCCAGCGAAGAATCGCCGGCTGCCGGGGAGTACAAGGTAAAGGTCTTATCGACGGCTGCTCCGTTTTTGATCACGAGGTCTGTTGCTTGAGGCATGGTTTTGTTTCTTTCATTGAGAAAGGGTTGTTGCTAAATCACCTTGATAAGGTTATTGAGCCTTTTGGCTTTCTGAACGAGCAAGCTGCTAGCGATAACAGCGAGCTCCCAGTTAACCTGAGGAACTTTAACTTGCCAAGATGGTGCGGGGAAGGCCCCCACCGATCTCGTACGTGTCCGAGTCGCGAAGCGATTATAACCGATCAGATCACCCGGATGAACCGGCTGGCCTGATCGGGTAAACCACCCGTTCACGGTCATAAAAGACCAGTACTCGAGCTGTAACTGGCTCGAATATGTAGTGGAACGATCGCCAATAGTCAACCCGACTTCGTCTGAAACGGACGAGATCATCTGATTGCAATTAACGAACATATTCACCACAAACGACCACGGGACTAGGTCCCATGCGACCGTCAGAGGGTTGATAAGACCCATCCGATTCAGTAGCCAAAGGTTCGGGTTATCGATCGAAACACTAGCTGCGACCGTGCACGAGATAGGTCCGTCATAACGGTACCTATTACTCGGGAACGAACGTTCGTCAGTGTAATGACCTTTAGCCCGGCCCTTGACATACTGGGTAGGGACCCCGTCTTGGCAGACGGTAGTCAGAGCCGCGCGCACGTCGTCGAATAAGGGTTTCCACCCAAACTCGGTCTCGAGCACTTGGTTCGCCAATGGCTCACGCTTGTGAGCAATTGACCTACGCTTGGCAGGGTATTTGCGTAAGGATTTATACGCATCCTCTACCAGATCCCCGACGGGCTTAAGTCGCTTGACTATCATTTCACGCGACTGGGCCCACGAAGCGAGTGTTACGCCTAAAGAGGCGGAACCTTTCCGAAGTTTTCCATTGAATCTCGCGAGAGCTTCATTGGTCAACGCCGTTGACTCTATTGGCCCGTACCCAACCGGAGCGAGGTCTTGAGCAGGAAAAGCATTAATCCCACCACCCGTTTGGAGTGATGTGACCCATGATTCTTCTGCGACACCGATCTGGAAGGAGTGCGGGTTCTGTGCACGAAGATCCGGGCGTTTAGTCCCGGGTTTGTAAACCCAATTGCTGAGATTGCGCATGTTGCCGAGACGATAGGTCGTCCAGCCACGCTCTTCGTCGCCATAAGCGCCGGAGGGCATGCCATACCTGTCCCAGCCAGTTGATTTACTTGGCATAGTACCTTCATAAGAGTCAAGAAAGAGCTAGTTTTCTAGCAACATAAATGGTGACCTCCTTGGGAGGGTAGAACAGCAGGTCGCTGACCTACATGATGCGGTAGCCGCACCAACACCACGTGGATTTGAGTTTGTTATGCTCATACCACCGATAGAAAGCGGAAAGCGAGAGATCGAGAGCAGGTAGCCTGAACGTCGCAAGACGTGTTTGCACCCTGATCGAAGGTCGCTC